GTTAAGTAAAGGTGTTCTCAGACCGGGATTAAATCCCTTTTAGAGACCTTTTTATTTGCCTTAGAACCATTCGTTCTGGAACGTATATACCGGTAGCCCGGCGATTACCCTGGTGTGGAGAGATATAACTGTCAGATGTACTGTCTGGATAAGATGTGAATCAAACCATAAACAGCACTAGGATAGAAGAAGGCTACCCATGAAGGTTGGCCCCACTGCTCGTTAACCGATTCTTACCCCCGTAAGGGGTGCGGATAAGTTAGGGTATGACAGGATCACGAACTAGGTCCAGTTAAAAACTGAATTACTAAATCGCCTCAACCTATTTAAAAAAGCATGGAAAACAAAAATTTATTTAAAAACAAATTGTTGCTGTTCCGAGCTAAATCAATTAGGATTGAGAAGATGTTCCCTGTGTCTTCTATAAGACGAGCCTTGCCGATCCATCTCGCGAAAATAGTATCGCTGAGTATGGGTCGGTCAGGTTCCTTATCTGATAGAGTAAGAATTGGATATAATTTCTTCTCCTATGTATTAAAGATGAATCGCAATCATGGCTCTTTCTTCACTGTGAAGTGATTAAAAGCTAATCATGTGGCTCTTCAGAAATACATAGGTGGAGATCGTATATCCTCCCTCCGTATCCTGGAACCTAATCTTCCTCTTCCCCGCCTGATTAATGGCTGCCCTGCGATAATAAATCGCGCTGACAGATTATTAATCCGTAGTGGGTCAAATAGTTTGATTAGATTTTGGTTATCTCTCTTTGGAAGTTATAGAATAATGTCTATCTTAGGTAAAACTAAGTTAGAGACTATCTATTCTCCTTTTAGTGGAAAGCCAGAATTTGTTCTTGACCTTCTCTCTATCCTATCTCTCAAGGAAAAGATGTTCTATTGCCGCTTAAGAACATTTGATTCTTGAAAGTATAGCCTATCCCCTTTCTCGATAGTCCTATCCCATAAGGCATCCCCTTCTAACAATATTAGTTATCAAGGGATCCTTTCGGATTTCTTCCTCCTTACTCAAGGTAATGCCTCCCAGAAAATGATCTATGAGAATATTAACAAATATCTCGAAGTCATCTCTGGTAGGTATCCCTTAGCGAGGTGGAAGGGACTAATGCGCTCCTTGCAAAGCTTTCTAGATCAGGTAGAATTTGGATCTCTACCCTTCAAGAAAAGCTGAAACAAGGAGAACGGGCTTTCTCAATTCGCAATTAAGGAAGAAGCTGCAGGGAAGATTAGAGTTTTTGCTCTAATCGACTCTATCAGTCAATCCGTGTTGCGACCAGTGCATGATGCTCTCTTTGAACTTCTGAAAAAGGTTCCTAATGACGGAACTTTTGATCAGGAGGCCTCAGTGAGCCGTAGTGTTGAGAAGAGTGAGAGGTATGGGTGTGCTTACAGTTTTGATCTTTCGTCAGCGACGGATCGATTGCCTAGAGTATTAACCGGAAAAATTCTGGAAAATCTCTTTTCAATTTCGGGGTACAGTGAGGCCTGGCAGTCATTAATGGCTGACAGGACTTTCTGTTTCTCCGCTTCTGTAAAGAAGAAGTATCCGCATCTGTTGGAAGATCAATCCAATGAGTACAGATATAGTGTTGGTCAGCCTATGGGTGGTTTATCCTCGTGGGCAGGGTTAGCTATAACTCATCACTGAATCCTTCAGTACTGTTCTTGACAATTGGGTAATTATACCCATTGGGAAGAGCGATATGAAGTGTTGGGTGATGATATAGTTATTTTTGATCGTTTGCTAGCTGACTCTTACCTTTCAGTGATGGAGAAACTAGGGGTTGAGATAAATTTATCTAAATCCATAGTGAGTCCATCAAGGAAAGTGTTTGAGTTTGCAAAGCGGACTATCATAACCGGAGTCAATGTTTCTAGTTTATCCTTTCAACAAATTATTTCTCAGTCCTCACGGGGGGCCCGAGTCGCAGATTCTGTGACTTGGATTCGCCAGGGGCTAATCGATAATGTTCCTTTGCTTTGTTCTATTTTGGACAAACATGGTGGTTTAGGGCTTTTAAGCCTTAAACGCATTGGGATGGAAGCGATTGCACTCTTGGGTCTACTTTACCATAAAGGTATCATAGAGCACAGAGTAGTGGTGGAGTCTTTAGTCAATCCTCAATATAAAGAGGATTTCGACTGGGATAAGGCATCTTTCAGCCTTCCTTTAAGATCCATACTTAAGCATTCGCTTTCTTGTTTAAAAGGACAGTTAGATAAACCTAACTACCCTTTCTCCCATGAAGAACTTAGGAAGGACATATATGATGAATTAGAACCCGAATTATCGGCTATAATTCTTCAACATGCCCTTCATAAGTGTAAACTCCTAGACAGAGATTACGATTCTTTGATTAATAAGGGGGCCCATAGCCTGGTTCGGAATGTTACTGATCCAGTGCTAAAGGGAGCTCTTTCGGGCTTCTTTGAGGACCTCATTATAAATCATCGGTCGGATCTTGACGTGGGTGAGCTTCTTGATAAGGTAGAATCTATCCTTTACAAGCATGCGAAATACCCTTGTTCGTCTATCTCAGAGTCTCTACGTCATTTGGATGAGGTAGAGGCGATGATTTTCGTCTTTACCTATAAGACAGAGATGTCTCGGTTGAAATATGAGACCGAAACCTCTCCAATTATAGATTTAGTTCGAAAAGGAGTTTGGGGTTCTAAAACTAGATACTGGGAAATACCAAATCCCACTTACTCATAACAGACAGCCAGGGACTGACTTCTCTCCGATGCTTTAGCCTCGATGCCCTTTCCTGATAAGGAAGAGACACCGCTGTTAAAGTCTAAAGGAGCTCCATAAAATCTTGTTACGAG